CTCACTCTTCTCTCTGTTATTCCTATTGAAAGGTAACGCCATGAGAATATGCTACGACATTGAGGCATCGGGCCTCGTAAACTACGAGCTAGACAACAAGGGCAACATGAAGACGGTGGCCGACAGAATCCACTGCATTGTTGCGCAGAACGTTGACACGGGTCAGGTCTGGAAGTTCCGGCCTGACGAGATCGCCGAGGCAGTGGAGCTTCTCAAGCAGGCTACTGTTCTTATTGGTCACAATATTATTGGATACGACAACCTGATCATGGAGAAGCTTGCGGGATGGATGCCTACCTGCAAGATGGTTGATACCCTGATCGTCGGCCGACTGATGCATCCCGACCGCACCAATCTGCCTAAGGGGTTGACGGGCCACTCGCTCAAGGAGTGGGCCAAGTTTGTTGGTAATTACAAGATGGACTATGACGCAGGATGGGAGCACTTCTCCGAGGAGATGCTTACGTACTGTGTGCAGGACGTTGACGCTAACGTCTCAATCTTTAAGGCCCAGGAGCTCTGGGTCCAGGATCACTGGAAGCTGGTTAACTTCGAGCAGCAAATCGCCAAGGCTTGTGCCGAGATGGCGAGCACCGGATTCGGGTTTGACCTTGACTCGGCTGAGAAGCTGGAGTACGAGCTCACCGCCCGCCGAGCCGAGCTGGAGGACAAGCTCCGTGAGTCCTTCCCTACTATCGTTCACGAACGCTGGTCCGAGAAGACCGGCAAGCAACTCAAGTCCAAGATTGAGGAGTTCAACCCTGGCTCCTCCATCCAGTGGGCTCGACGCTTCGAGGCCAAGTATGGCTGGAAGGCGAAGACCACTGACTCTGGAAACCCGATCGTTGATGAAGAGACTCTTAAGTCACTCTCCTTCCCCGAGGCAGAGCTGGCCCTGGAGTACAGAGATATCAACAAGAAGATCGGTATGGTCACTGACTGGATCAAGCGATGCGTCAATGGCCGAGTGCATGGTCGCACTAACTCACAGGGAACGGCAACGGGCCGTGCCTCTCACAGTCAGCCCAACCTTGCACAGGTCCCGTCGGACCACACTTGCCGAGCTCTGTTCGGTCCAGGCCCAGAGGGCTGGGTGCAGGTCGGATGTGACTTGAGCGGTATCGAGCTTCGATGCCTCGCTCACTACATGGCACCATACGACAATGGTGACTATGCCAAGGAGATTCTGGAAGGTGATATTCATACCGCCAACCAGAACGCTGCTGGTCTGCCTACCCGCAACGATGCCAAGACATTCATCTACGCCCTGATCTACGGGGCTGGCGATGGTAAGATTGGAAGCATCATCGGAGGCAAGGCCAAGCAGGGCAAGGAGATCAAGGCTCGGTTCTTCGAGCAGATCCCCGCTCTCCACAAGCTCATGGAGGCAGCCCAGTTCAAGGCCCGCAAGTCGGGCAAGCTGAAGCTGCTTGATGGCCGTGATGTCCTCATCCGATCTGATCACAAGGCACTTAACACCCTGCTGCAGGGAGCTGGTGCTGTGATCAGCAAGGCGTGGATCATCATTGCCAAGGAGTACCTCAAGGATATTCCCCATGAGATGATGGCCTGGGTTCACGATGAGCTCCAGGTCGGATGTCCACCCGAGTACGCCGAACAGGTCGGCGAGCTTCTTGTCAAGGCCGCTTTGGATGCAGGTACCCGGCTGGGCTTCAATATGCCTGTCGATGCCGAGTACCAAGTAGGAAAGGATTGGGCCGCATGTCACTAGTAACTTCGTTTAGAGTTGTTGGTTATAATGTCGATCACTGGGCTTGCCGAGAGGTGAGCCGAGTGACCGGAGCTAAGGTTAATCACATTGGTTTCCGTATGGAGTTGGTCAACAACCACCACTACGAGACCTTCGTATTGGCCCGACCCACAGACACGCTGGTTCCGGTGCGGAAGCTTCGATCGCTTCTGCCCAAGCCAGTGGTCATGACTCCTTCCCTATACTGCGATACGGACCCTCTGTGGTTCAACAAGGTTGCAGACATAGCCATGAACTATGGACATGGCAATTATATTTACCCTTATGTTTATCACTACCTAGGGCGGCACGTAGGAATGCCTGTCCCTAGAAGCTGCACGGATCTCGCTTACCAATGCCTACGTATTTGCGGCATGGACGTGCAGGAACAATTCTACCCTCACCAACTCCTGAAGGAGGTATACAAGCAATGCATGTAATCGTACTTGGCGGCATGGCCCGCGTTGGAAAGACAGACGCAGCTGACTTCATCGAGGATGAGGCTATCGAGGCTGGTATGCGACCCTACCGGGTTTCCTTTGCAACTCCTCTAAAGGAAGAGGCAGCTAAGGAGAACGGATACGGAAACGACTGGCGTAAGTTCAAGAAGGAGCAGCCCGAGAAGTATCGGGACTACTGCCAGGAGATCGGTGCAGAAGCTAGAGCCGGTAATGAAGACTACTGGGTTGACCTCTGGGTCGAGCGACTCAACGAGATCCAGGAGCAGGAGCTAGACAACTACGGCCCGGACGGCGAGTGGGAAGAATCAGTAGTCATCGTAGATGATTGCCGATATCCCAACGAGCTAGATGCAGCCAAGATGTTCAACGCTCTTACGATGTTTATCTTTGCCGGAGGAAGGGCAGCCAGTCTTCCTGAGATGGATGCACCCTGGCGTGCTCACGAATCCGAGGAGATGAGCCAGAAGATCGAAGCAATGGTTGAGGGCTACAACCAGCTCTTTGACTGGGCGATCTTCAACGACTCTACCTTCCAGGATCTACAGCACAAGCTCCAAGACCGTATTAATTATATTCTAGGATTGAATCCCTCTCGCTTTGGCAATGTATGTCAGTGCCCGGAGTGCATTAGCTTCCGGTCTGATATCCAAGCCTTCGAGATCATTGACTCCTTCCGAGAAGCCCTGGCCGAGATCATGGAAGATCCCGACCTAAGCGACGAGGACAAGGAGACTCTTCGAGAGAACTTCGAGGAACTAATCGAAGATCTGGAAGAGGGGCGTCGATCTCCCATGGACCTATTCAAGCCCAAGGCTTGGGACAAAGATGAGGAGGACGACGATGATGAAGATGCCAACGACTGCGATTCTTGATGGGGACATGGTTGCTCACCGAGCAGCCTACATTACCCAAGACATTGAAGACCTGCCAATGGTTATTCGGCAGATCATCCGGGCCTGGACACCGCCGGGAGTGACCCACATCTTTGTGGCTCGCTCGGCGGAGAGGGCCGACAACTACCGCCGGCCAGTGTGGGCTGATTACAAGGGCCATCGAGACAAGATCAAGATGCCCGAGGATCAGCGAGCCCGGCTAGAGTATGCCAAGGAACTGATTGCCGAGGACGACATGCACTGCAAGTTCGTTCCCACCCTGGAGGCTGATGACCTTATGGGCATCGCCGCCTCCGCCGGGAAGGCAATCGCCGTCACCCTGGACAAGGACCTCCTGTCCTGCCCAGGATGGCACTACCGCCCTGAGTACTCGTACAAGGGGAAGGGTGGGGTCAAGGTCACCAAGGAAGCCGAGCTGATCTTTCAGCCCGAGTGGAAGGCTGACTTCATGTTCTATCAGCAGTGGCTGATGGGGGACATGACCGACAACTACCCTGGCATTGCCAAGATGGGGCCGAAGAAGTCAGAGAAGCTTCTGGCCTCAATCCACCCCAGATACTGGACAGCTGCCACTTTGGCAGCCTATGAGAAAGCCGGGTATGATGAGGAATATACCCTATCCATGGCCCGAGTCGCCCGGATTCTCCGTGTTGGGGAATGGACACCCGAGGAGGGAATCGCCCTTTTTGACCCCTTCAAGGGGGGTGTCCAGGTTGGTAGTTATATAGAAGACAGTAAGAAAAGATCCCCCTAAGATACCTAAGATACCTAAGACAGCCTAAGAGGGCTAAGGAGTTCAATATGATTAAGTTCTTTAACGCTGGAGCGTATGCCCCAGAAGTAGCCACGGATGGTTCCGCTGGCCTAGACCTATTTGTTAATTCTCTCTCTAATTCATCCCAGACCATTGGTACTGGTGTGCATGTAGAGATCCCCCGTGGCTATGTTGGCCTGGTACTCCCACGATCCTCCTGGGGTCTCAAGGGATTCCAGCTGGCTAACACCTGTGGGGTTATTGATTCTGATTATCGAGGTGAGATTATTCTACACCGAGATCTTCACCCCACCAAGGGACATCTTCACCTCAAGCTGGGTAACAAGATTGCCCAGCTAGTAGTCGTCCCCTGTATGACTGCTATTCACCAGTGTGGCTCCCTTGGGGAGCTCACGGTAACTGAACGTGGTGAAGGGGGCTTCGGCTCCACCGGAGGTGCCTGATGGATATGTCACCGTTTCAACGATTCATCTACACGAGCAAGTACTCGAAGTGGATTGAAGAGAAAGGAAGACGAGAGAACTGGGGAGAAACGGTAGACCGCTGGTGGGGCTGGATGCAAGAGCAAGCCCCTCAGCTTTCTGAGCGACCCGACATCAGGGAAGCTGTTTACAACCTGGAGGTCATGCCGAGCATGCGTGCTCTCATGACCGCTGGCCCGGCAGCTGACCGGGACAATACGAGTATTTATAACTGCTCCTACTTGGAGCTCGATTCGCCCATCGCCATGGCTGAGCTGCTGTACGTTCTGATGAACGGCACCGGCGTAGGCTACTCTGTCGAGCGGCGAGTCGTCGATAAGTGGACCCCCGTCCCCGAGGACATCTCTCGGGACGAGTCTGTGATCATCACGGTCAAGGACTCGAAGGCAGGCTGGGCCGATGCCGTCAAGGCTCTCCTCTCCAGTCTTATGGGTGGTGTCCACCCCACCTGGGACGTCAGTAAGGTTCGCCCTGCTGGCGCACGACTCAAGACCTTCGGAGGGCGTGCAAGCGGTCCTGGGCCATTGGAAGATTGTATGCGGTTTATCTGTAACACAATCTACAATGCCCGAGGCCGTCGTCTACGCCCCATTGAGGTACATGATATTGCCTGTGTGATTGCCAACTCGGTAATCGTAGGCGGTGTGCGACGCTCGGCCATGATCTCGCTGTCCGACCTGGACGATCACGAGATGGCCCGAGCCAAGTCTGGCAACTGGTGGGAGAAGCACTCCTACCGGGCACTGGCTAACAACTCCGCTGTGTATACGGAGAAGCCAGAGATGGACGTGTTCATGGAAGAGTGGCTCTCGATCTACCGAAGCTACTCTGGTGAGCGTGGTCTGTTCAACCGCCAGGCCGCCCAGCTCTGCTCGGCAGATATCGGTCGAGATGATAATCACCACTTTGGTACCAACCCCTGTGGTGAGATCACCCTCCGTCCTATGTCCTTCTGCAACCTCAGCGAGGTCGTGGTTAGGCCAGATATGGATGCTGCTGAGCTCAACCGACGGGTGGAGATCGCTTCGATCATCGGTACCGTCCAGTCCAAGTGTACTCACTTCCCATACCTGCGTAAGGCTTGGCAGCGTAATGCTCACGAAGAGCGGCTGCTTGGTGTTTCGCTTACTGGTATTCAGGATAATCGTTCCCTCTCGTTTGACGAGGACGCTATCGCTGAGGCTCGTATGCTGGCTCGTTCTACGAACAAGCTCTGGGCAGACAAGCTGGGTATCGAGGAGTCCAAGGCAGTCACCACGGTCAAGCCTTCGGGCACCGTGTCCTGTCTCGTGGACTCGGCTTCTGGTATTCACCATCGTTATGCTCCGTACTACATCCGTCGAGTCCGCTGTGACAAGAAGGATCCACTGTACCAGCTGATGGTTGATGCCGGTGTTCCTGGTGAGGACTGTGTAAACAATCCTGCCAACACTTTTGTCTTCGACTTCGTCATTGGTTTCCAAGGCAAGCCCACCCGTGGCTCTGCTCAGGACATGCTCGAAGACTGGGCACAGATTAAGAGAACCTGGACCGATCATAATCCATCGGTCACTATTGAGTATCGCCCTGAAGAGTTCATGGCCGTTGGCTCTGAGCTCTACGGCTCCTACTGGGAGATCGCACAGGGTCTCTCCTTCCTCCCCCGCAGTGAGCATGTGTACAAGCAGGCTCCCTACGAGGAGATCACGAAGGAAGAGTACGACAAGAGGGTTGCCGCCTTCCCCGACCTCGACTGGTCCAAGCTAGCCGAGTACGAGAAGGAAGACAACACCAAGAGTTCGCAGACGCTGGCCTGTGCAGGCGGCAGCTGCGAGATCGTTGACGTAGAATCTAATTAGGAGAACAACAATGAACTATGAAATTATCAAAACTAAGCTAAAGCTGCATGGGACAACCAACATTGCAGAACTACGGCTAGTAATCATCCAACTAGTAGAACAGCTGGAAAGGCAGGAGGAACGTATTAATGAACAAGAAAATCGTATCAATGCCCTCACTGCCGGAAGCAGCCGAGGAGCTAGAAAAAATTCTAAGACAGCCGAAGTACGACCCGACGAAGACGAGTGAAGACCTCGCTCGTGATCTGGCCTACTTTGCCGGGCAAGCATGGGCTGTTGATAAGCTCAAGCAAATGCATGCCCGTTACGAGAAAGGACTAGATTAATGTCTACTTCCGCATATTTTATGGGTGGAGAAGCCTATTCTGGAATGAGCCAGCTAGATGCTTACCTTAATGGCGATGCATTTGCTGGCTACCAGCCTATGGCAGACTTAGTTAGAACTGCCCCCAATCGTGATTATATTCCCTCAGAGCTCCGGGGTACTATTACCTCGGGCTTTGAGTCGGAGGTGCGAGAAGGATTGTTTCAGGGCTTTGGAGATATGCTATCATTTGATTACCAGAACGTATTAAGCCAAGAGTCTCGACGCTTCGCTTCGGATATGCAAAGGGCTGAGAGTCAGATGCTTAAGACTGATGAGTTCCGAAAGGGATTCGAGCAGGAAGTACTTCAGGGTGAAGAAAAGATTGCTGCTCTAGCAGCTGCCCTGCAAGCTGATGGGGATGAAGCAACAAAGGTTTCTACCATGGGCGAGTATACTTCGCTGGCTAAGTCTCAGATGGCCGAGACACAAAGGTATCTATCCGAGTTGGATAAGTTTAATGCTGGACAGCTTACGTCTGTTACGGATTCCTTTATTGATCCAATGACGGGAAAGTCTGTAAAGACAGATACTGAATTTCAGGATATGTACACAGGATCTACTGAAGCTGATCTTAGAAAGAACTTCAAGGATCAGTTCACTCTATCCTCAAATATCCGAACGGCTGTAACTACCGCTCTTGCAAACAAAGATACAGAGATGCTTGCTGCTATGGGCCTAGATGAAGAAACGGCCGCTAATAGTATTCGAGCACAGGCTATTAGAGAATCAGTAGGAGATGAAGGCTTCAAGCAGATGAAGGAAACTTATGATGCTTTTGGCTTTAACTCTGTTTTGTTTAATGCAGGGAAGCTACTGAGCACTCAGGAAACATTTTCTGCTGTAGGCGAGTCCGGACTAGCTGCCTTTGAGGCCAAGTACGGAAGTGCCGCTGATCTCCGTATGGAGCAGTTGAATGCCAGGAAATCTGAGCTTGATACGGCTATGTCCGCATACGAGATGCAAAGGCTAGCACATCAGGGTCGATATAACCATGACCACAACCGTAACGATCCTTCTTACGAAGAATCTTTGTCAAGTCTTAACCAATCCCGAGAACTCGTAGACAGTCTTTATAATTCTTTCCGTCAAGGAGAGAGGGAGAGCCTACTAGCTCTTCTTCCTGATGATGTGACTGAGGGAATCAACATGACCTACTATCAGGTGGATGTGGATAAGGGATTCATGGGAAGTGGTCTAGGTGGTGGAGTTAATGTAAAGGAAAGAGAATACACCTATGACATTCTCTCATCTCTTGACTACCTCTCAAATGAAGAACTTTACAACACTCTCGAAAATGCTTATGCCGAACGAGGCATGGCTGCCGAGAAGGCAAACAAGTCTATGTTCAGAGATGAATTTCTTCGTCGCCAGGAGCTAGCTAAGAAGCAGGCTTCTGCTGAACTAAAGCAGAATGAAATTAATAAGGCCCGCACTGCGCGTATCGCAGAAGAAAAGAAGCAGGTTCGTGTACTGGCAGAAAAGCAACGCCAGGAATACAACCAAGTTAAGTCTTCTCAGGGTCCTACACTCAAGGGTAACACTGAAGCTGGCATCAGCTTTTCTGATCCCAGACCTATGTAATTTGAAAGGGGGCCACTATGGGTGGCGGAACTCCAATTATCATGGGGGGCACAACTAACGACCAGCTAACAGCACAGCTTGAACGTGCCGCCCTAGAGAACGAACGAATGCTAACACAGGCTGCCGATGAGGCTGCACGTCTTCAGAGCGATCTGGAGTCTAAGGACAAGGAAATGAGCGTCCTACTTCAGCAGCAGCAGAGCAGTATTGAACAAGATTTGGCAGAAGCCCAAAAGGCTTTGAACGTTGAGATCGACGAACAACGTAGTGTCAATGAAGAGGATGATCTGGAACAAGACTTCGGTCTTCTTGAGCAAGCCCTAACGCAGGGGCTTGGAACTTCTAATGTCGGACCACGACCTAAGTGAGGTGACACATGTCCAACCTAGCCAAGCCGACTGATTTTACTATCTCAGAACGGTTCTGGTCTCTTGACTCGAATCGAATGCAGAAGGTCAGCAGATCTAGGTATATGTCCTCGCTAACTATTCCCACACTTCTACCACCTCTAGGGTTTACTGGAGCATCTGAGATGCCCAAGCCCTATAGCTCGGTAGCTGCTCGTGGTGTAACCAACATGGCTAGTCGAATGCTTTCGGCTTTGCTTCCTCTAAACGATCTTCCCTTCTTCCGCTTTGAGCTGAAGGAAGGAACCGAGGCAAGCCCAGAAGCTTACACTTATATGGAATCGCTAGCGCACCAGGTCTATACTAAGCTGACCTCAGGAAACATGAGGGAGTCTTTCTTCCAGGTATTGCAGCAGCTAATCGTTAATGGCGATTGCTTGCTGATTATGGATGATGACTTTTCGTTTCAACTATACCGGCTAGACCAATACGTCTGCCGACGTGACATTGATGGATCTATCGTTGAGCTAATCTACCTAACGTGGAAGCCCAAAGATGTTAATCTTAATGTCTACGAAAGTTATGACCAGAGTTTCTTCCCTTCTTCCTGGAATGCCCTATCGGCATCCCCCGAGTACCAGGCCTACTTCAACCGAGTAGTCTGGAATAAGGATACGGAGAAGTGGGACTTCTACTCTGAAGATATTGAAGGTAACTTCCACGATGAAGGAACCTACGATGTCACTCCGTTTATGCCACTCCGCTGGATCTCGGTTACAGGCGAAGACTACGGTCGCTCGCACTGTGAAGAGGTCCTCGGGGATATCGAGACCCTTGAGTCTTATACCAAGGCAATGATCGACGGCATGACCGCAGCATCTACGTTCTGGATGATGATTGATCCTAACGGAACAACTAACATCGACGACGTGGCTGAGTCTCCCAATGGCTCGTTCATTGGTGGGCGTCCGCAGGATGTAACTACCCTATCTCCAGCTCAGACCATCAGCCCTCAGCTCAACGCAGCTCAGACGGCTGTAGATGGAATGAGACGAGAAGTAGGCAACGCATTCCTGCTCGGTACCGCAGGTGTACGCCAGGCTGATAGAGTCACGGCTACCGAGGTACGTATGATTGGTATGGAAATTGAAAACGTTTTGGGAGGAGCTTTCTCGGCGATTGCTCGTTCTCTCCTAGAACCTATTATTCAGCGAGCAATTGCACTTATGCTAAAGGACGGCGATATTGACGAGCGACTAGCTCAGGAGTTTACCGAAGACGGTAGGCTTGATGTTGATATCGTCACTGGACTCCAGGCCTTGAGCCGGGACTCCGATCTCCAGAAGCTTATGCAGCTTGGTGAAATGGTACGTAACCTTCCACCTGAAGCTCTCCAGCACTTCCGCTGGGATCAGTATGGTATTGCTCTTATCTCCTCCATCGGATTTGATCCACGCAACTGGGTCCGATCAGAGGAAGAGACTGATGTACGTCAGGAAGAGAAGCAGGCCAAGATGATGGAAGCACAGGTTCAGGGTGCTATTGGTCAAGGTGTTGCCCAGGGCGTTGGAGGAGCTGCTCAGGCAGGCATCCAGCAACAGGCAATGCAGGCCATGCAGCAAATGCAACAAGGAGGAATGCAACAATGATGCAAAGCCTAATGGTTAGAATTCAGAACGCCCTAGTAAAGGGACTGGGTTCTATTATTATTGCAGTAGAAGTTTCTTGTGCCGCTATGGTACGAGGTCTTCGCGCCGCTGTTCGTGGCGTTAAGCGATTCTTTTAATTGGAGAACAATATGAGCGACGAGAACAACTACCGAGAGGAGCAGGAGCCTGTAGTCTCTGAGACCCCAGGAAATGATGCTCCCATGACGACTGAAGCTATGGCTGGTCTTGAAGAAGTCAAGGCCAATCCACTAGCAAGCGAAGAGGAACGACAGAGTGCGCATGAGCGTGCCATGTTTGAACGTTATGTTCAAGATCAGGGTAAGCAGATCCCTGAGAACTTTAAGAATGCTGGCGACTGGTTCGACAGCCTTAAGGGTGCTCAGGCTAAGTACACCCAGACTCAGCAGGAAATTGCTGATCTAAAGCGACAGTATGAAATGTCTGGTAATACCGATAATCCAGATTATGTTGAGACTCCCGCTGCACCAGAGGCACCAGCTAAGGCTGAAGATACCCCCGCCCCTGCTAGCACGGAAGATATGCTTGACGAACTCCGCATTCCCACTCCGGAGGCCCAGGACGAGACTCCCGCTGTTGAGGAGACTCCCACCGCTCCGCGAGTGACGGATGCTGACTACGCTAAGTGGTCTCAAGAAATTGCCACAACCGGACAGCTAGCTGACGAGACTCGTGAAGAGATCAAGTCTTTGACTGGCTTCTCGGATAATATGGTAAATGACTATCTCGCCGCCCAACAGGCTAAGCGACGTGCTGCTTTTGCAGACGCTGCTGAGATTGTAGGCGGAGGGGAAAAGCTCTCGAAGGTTCTTCGATGGGCCGCGAACAATTTCGACGGTGAACAGCTTCAAGCTCTTCAGTCGGGACTCGCTGGTCCTTCGTCCGAGCTCACCCTTCGCGGGCTAACCGCAGCTTTTGACCAGGCTAACGCTTCGTCGGAACCAGCGGTCGCAAGGACTGGTGCAGTTTCTCCCGCAGCTGCCCAGCCCACTGTCCTTCCAGGCTATAAGTCAATGGCCGAGTACCGGATGGACATGTCCAATCCTCGCTTTAAGCGCGACGATAAGTTTCGTAGTGCTGTAGAGCA